ATTTATGTTATAAAGTTAACACCACGGAGGACCGGAACTATGCGTAAAATATTTATTGATGGAGGCGCCCATCAAGCAACTTCGGTTGAAAACTTCAAAAACAATTATTCTGGCGCCGAAGAATATGAAATATTTAGTTTCGAAGCCAACAGTGGATTTAAAAAATATTTTAATAAACATCCTGATGTAAAATTAGAGATAGCGCTAGTGTGGACAAAAGACGGAGAAGAACAATTTTTTAATGCAAACAATGAAAGCTCTAGTGTATACAAGAGAAAATCCGGGCGAGGCAAAAAACAAACAATTAAATCAATTAATTTTGATAGGTATATTAAAGAAAACTTTAACAAAGAAGACGAAATAATTTTAAAATTAGACATTGAAGGCGCAGAGTACGAAGTTTTAGAGCATATGATAGAAAATGGTTCGATACGTTATATAAATAAACTATTTATTGAGTGGCATTGCAGAAAAGTCGTTGAGATTTCAGTAGGCAGGCATATTGATTTGTTATTAAAATTAGCAGACAACAACATTGCACCTTATTGCTGGAGTCACCAAAGAACAAAATTTAATGAATTGGCAATTTCAAAGAGAGATATAGCTAGAACAAACAATGATCTTTCGCAATTCAAAAAACATGAATCAAAATACAATGAAGCTGTTGCTAAATTTAAAGAGATAGATAAGAATGCCTAAAGACTTAGATTATATAGCAAGACTAGAAAAAGCAATATCTAGGAAGTATGGTGATGAAGCTATACTTAACCCGATGGCTAATTGGTCCGAGGAAAGAGAGAAAGAATATCTCGAACAATTAAAAACATTAGATAAAAAACACCTAGAAAAAGAAGAACAAACAGAAAAGGTTGAAATCAATGGTGTTTTAGTTCCTAAAAAACTAGTTAGTAGAGAAATAAAAAGAGTTTGCCCGACCTGTAAGATTTATTCTTTTAGTTTAAAGGATGATGTCTATATGGCTAAATACGAATGTTGCGCTAAGTGCTATATTCAATACGTAGAAGACAGAGAAGAAAGATGGTTGCAGGGCTGGCGCCCAGACATAGGAGATAAATAAATGTCACAAGTTAACTTAGAAGTTTTAAGAGGCCTTGCACAAGCTGCAGCCGATTGTTATGATGGAGCCTTAGATGAGAATGGCGAGCGCTATGATCTAGGTCTTAAGAGAGACGAAGGCCACCCGGTCTTTGATTCCCGAACTATGGACGGGTTCAAGATTAAGTTGTCAGGAAACCACTGCATAGTAAACTATCAGTCGGACATTAAATTAAAAGAAGTTTATGCTGGCGATTTCCAAGGCGAGATGGAGCAGACTCTTCAAGACATCGCAGATCATCTCAAGAAGAAGTATAAAAAGAACACAGGAAACTCTGTTACACTAACTCCAGATGGCGATGCAGATGTTTTAGTACAGTCTACATCTAGGGTTAGAGTATTCGTCAACGCCCAAAAGAAATTTAGAATCGGCGGACTTGAAGATGTCGAAGATTTAACGGAAGAGAGCGAAGATCGACTCGAATCAAGCTTTAAAAGCTTCCTCGATGCCGGCGGCTGGGGAAACGATCCCGAGAACAAGAATCAAAAACCGTCTGAGAGTTAAATAATATGGCTTTCGAGCTTACAAGGGAAGAGACGTTAAAAGAGATTGTAAAGTCTGGGAAAGACCCGAACTACTTTATCAATAACTATGCTAAGATCTCTCACCCGATGAAGGGCCTGATACCCTTTAATACGTATGACTATCAGGAAGACTTGATTAGGGATTTTAATGATTATCGTTTTAATATTATTCTTAAAGCTCGTCAGTTGGGGATATCTACCATTACCGCTGCATATGTTGTATGGCTGATGATGTACCACCGTGATAAGAATATTCTTGTCATCGCTACTAAATTCGGAACTGCTGCAAACCTTGTTAAGAAAGTGAAGCAGATTATTAAAAACTTACCAACCTGGATGCAGATCGCAACCATCTCGGTTGACAATAGAACCTCCTTCGAGTTATCAAATGGATCTCAGATCAAAGCGTCGTCAACTTCTGGTGATGCTGGACGTTCAGAAGCTCTCTCGCTGCTTGTAATCGATGAGGCTGCCCACGTAGAAGGCCTTGACGAGCTTTGGACAGGCCTGTACCCTACTCTGTCTACTGGTGGCCGTTGTATCGCTCTTTCTACACCAAACGGAGTAGGTAACTGGTTTCATAAAACGTGGGTAGAATCCGAAGAAAAAAGCAATAAGTTTAATAATATCGTTTTGCCATGGGACGTCCACCCCGACCGCGACAGATCTTGGTTCAATGAAGAAACAAAGAATATGTCCCGCCGGCAAATTGCCCAGGAGCTTGAATGTAATTTCAACATGTCTGGTGAAACGGTATTCCATTCAGAGGATCTAGAGCTTATTGAAGCCAATTTAAAAGATCCAAAATATAAGACTGGGTTTGATAGAAACTTTTGGATCTGGGAGGAGTACAACCCAGAGTTTACTTATCTTTTATCTGCAGACGTTGCTCGCGGCGACGGCAAAGATTACTCTGCATTTCATATTTTTAAAATTGAAACAATGGAAATCATTGGAGAGTACCGTGGCAAAGCAACTCCGGATATTTTCGCCAATTTCATTAACGAAGCGGGAAAAGAATATGGAAATTGTATGATCTCTGTAGAAAACAACTCGGTAGGATGGACAGTACTCACCAAGTTGGAAGAACTGCTATACCCAAATCTATATTATTCTTATAAATCTTCTCATGAGTATGTCGATCCACTCACAGCGGAAAGAACTTCCAACGCAATACCCGGGTTCACAATGTCTAAGAACACTAGACCTCTAATAATTGCTAAAATGGAGGAATTCATTAGAAATAAACTAGTTAAAATATATTCTAAAAGAATATATAATGAGATGAAGACGTTTGTGTGGCACAATAGCCGCCCACAAGCTATGAGAGGATTCAACGACGACCTAATAATGTCTTTCGCTATTGGCTGCTGGGTAAAAGACACCGCGTTTACAGTTAATGAAAGAGAACTAGCGTACAATAAAGCATTTTTAACTACTATGACACAAACCACATCAAAGATAAACACGTCAATATCTGGAATGCTTGGGCACGAAGAAAGTAAAAAAAGTGAAATCGCAAAACATTATCAAGAATTCTCGTGGTTATTAAAAGGATAGAAAATGGCCGATCAAAAAAAGAACAACCCGCGCAACAATGAAAATAAACTTTTTAGAAAGTTAACAAGACTTCTCTCCGGACCAATTGTAAACTATCGCCGGCAAATGCCGCGCAGATTTCAACGAAGGCAACTGGATCATCATAAATTTAAGTCAGCCTCGGGCCAATCTTTTAAGAAAGAAGAATATAACCCCTATGACTCTATGCAGGCGAATTACATGTCTACACAGAGTCGTGTTGAACGGTATATCGATTTTGATCAAATGGAATACACACCAGAGATTGCTTCTGCTATAGATATTTACGCAGACGAGATGACAACTTGTAGTGGTTTACAAGAAATGCTTCATATTAAATGTGCCAATGAAGAAATTAAAACAGTACTACACAACCTATACCACAACGTTCTTAACTTAGAGTTCAATCTCTTCGGCTGGTGCCGGTCTATGTGTAAATTCGGAGACTTCTTCTTGTATTTGGATATCGACGAGGAAGAAGGTATCAAACATGCGATGGGCCTGCCTCAAAATGAAGTCGAAAGGCTAGAAGGCGAAGATAGGACTAACCCAAACTACGTACAGTTCCAATGGAACTCTGGAGGTCTAACTTTCGAGAACTGGCAGATAGCACACTTTAGAATTTTAGGTAATGACAAGTATGCTCCGTACGGAACTTCTATTCTTGAGCCAGCAAGAAGAATTTGGCGCCAATTAACCTTAATGGAAGACGCGGTTATGGCTTATCGTATCGTTCGCTCCCCGGAACGACGAGTTTTCTATGTTGATGTGGGTAATATCAATCCACAAGACGTGGAACAGTATATGCAAAAGGTCATGACGCAGATGAAGCGCAACCAAATTGTTGATGCTGATACTGGACGCGTCGATCTTCGCTACAACCCTATGAGTGTTGAAGAAGATTATTTTATACCGACTAGAGGTGATACCTCATCAAGGGTAGAGACGTTAGCCGGAGGATCTTATACTGGTGATATCGATGACATTAAGTACCTTAGAGATAAACTGTTTGCTGCTCTAAAGGTCCCGGCATCGTATCTTTCTAGATCCGATGAGGGCTCAGAAGATAAAACTACTTTAGCTCAGAAAGACATCCGGTTTGCTAGAACAATCCAGAGGCTGCAAAGATCGATTTTGGCTGAGATAGAAAAGATTGGAGTTATTCATCTGTTCACTCTGGGTTACAGAGGGAACGATTTAGTTTCTTTTAGTCTTCAATTGAACAATCCTTCTAAACTGGCAGAGTTACAAGAGCTAGAGCATTGGAGAACAAAGTTCGAGGTAGCAAGCACTGCAACTGAAGGATACTTTAGTAAGCGTTGGGTCGCAGACCACCTATTCAACCTTTCCGAGGAACAGTTCTTAAGATCCCAGAGAGAGATGTTCTACGATAAGAAGTTCGAAGCTTCCTTAGAGAAAGCAATTGAAGAAATTACAGCGTCAGAAGGCGAAGGTGGCGATGACCTCGGCCTCGGAGGAGGAGGAGGCCTAGGCGACTTAGGCGGCGGCGATGAACTCGGCGCCCTTGGCGGCGAAGATCTCGGAGGCGAAGATCTCGGAGGGGAAGAACTTGGAGGCGCCGAAGACGCGCCGGCGGACGATGATGTCCTCCTCGCCGCCCCGGCAAAGCGCGATAGCCCAGATGACCCTATGAAAGTTACAAAAAAGAATGTCTTTGGAGTTAACATAGCGTCGACAACAGACAAGTCTAAGGGAAAGTGGTATATGCCAGACCGGCCAAAGTCCGGAGGGGCTCGAACAAAAGCCGGCAATCAGATTCAAGCGCGCCGTAGAAATCATTTATCTACCTCGGGGCTGCCCACTATGACAGGACAAGACTATAAATTCCCCGGACTTAAGCCTCTAAGAAATACAGCAAAGGGACTATTTGAAAATCAAGAGCCTAATTATAATGACGAGGAAGAGAAAATTTTCCAAGTAAGCACAAATATTAAAACCCTTATTAAAGATCTGGAGTCTAAAAAATGAAGTTGAAACACAATAAGAAAAGAAATACGGCGTTCCTTTTTGAAAGCTTGGTCAGGGAAATGACAAAAGCAGTTGTCAACAAGGAGTCAGAAAAAAAACAGAAAGTCCTTTCTATTATAAAAGAGCATTTTCACAAGGGTACTGAGCTTTCAAGAGAACTTGAGATTTATAAAAGCGTTTTAGATAACCAGAGCATTGAAGCTAAATTAGCTGAAAAGGTTGTTCTAGAAGCAAAAAACCAACACACAGATCTAGACAAAGAGCAGATCTTTTTAGAACAAAGTGCTCTGATAAGAGTAGTAAACAAAGAATTGTCTGGAGATACTTTTTCAAATTTTGTACCGAACTATAAAAATTTAGCAACGCTCTACCAAATTTTTAATACTAAGTTAGCCCCAAAGAAGAAGGTCATTCTTGAGAATTCAATTTGTGAACACATATCTATCAAGAAAGAAGAGCAGAACTCCACAGCCCAAGTGCCGTCGGACAAGCTTGTTCTTAACACCTTTATTAACAAGTTTAATAACACGTATTCAGAAGACTTGTCAGAAAAACAACAAAATCTTTTAAATAAGTATGTTACATCTTTTGTAGATAACGGTGTTGAACTCAAGTTATTTCTGAATGAAGAGATAGGCAGGTTAAGAGGTACAATTAAAAGTTCGTTGACCAGTTTCGAGATGCTTCAGGACGAGGCGTTACAAGAAAAAACTTCAAAACTTCTTGAGACTATTGATAATTTTAAAAACAAAAATATCGACTCAAAATTAATTAAAAAGATACTTAAGATACAACACTTAGCCGAAGAGATTAATAACAATGGCAATTAATATTAAAATATCGCAACCTAAGAGAGAAGTCATAAGAATCACTGTTGACGAACACGACAAGCCGGACGCGTCAGTTAAAATGGACCTCAACGCACGACGGACTCTTGATGGGAATGTGCTTATTTTTGATCACAGAGATATCGATATTGTGCTAATGCCCGCGGATAAAAAAATTGTAACTTTTGCAAAGAATATTTTGGGTGATGATGTATACGAGGCTCAGGATCGTTTATTTTCATATCTATTTAAAAAAGGCATTGTTTCGATGGAGTCAGTGCAAGGCGGAAACGTTTATTCCTCTATGGAAGCAAAGATATTAGAAAGCACAGACCACAACTCTACACAAGTTGCTCTTTTCGGAATTGGTAAATTTCTAGAAGAAGAAAAACCATACCTAGAATTCGAGAAGGCCTTTGAAAAAGCCGAAGAAGAAAGATTATCTGAGCCTGGCCCAGAAGATTCTTCAGAGTTCGACGAGGAGCGCCATGATGCCCAGAAGGGCTCGATGCGCCCAGGCGCGAAACCTTATGGTATCGCTAGTGTTTATAGAGTTTAAGAGAGAGCTATGCCTTTAATATATTTTATTCTGTGTGCCTACGGGCTTACGCAAATATTAATTTACGGAAGTATATTTAATTTAATCCGCCCGGTTCACGGTTTTTTAGGCGAGTTGTTTAAGTGCCCTATGTGCTTAGGCTTCTGGGTTGGCATTTTTCTTTTTGGAATTAATGGCTTAACAGAACTATTTAGTTTTGATTATAATTTAACAAATGCGTTCCTTTTGGGGTGCTTAAGCTCCGGGACCTCTTACATTTTTAATATGGTGTTCGGAGATCACGGAATAAAACTAGAGAGTTTAAACAATGAGAAGACAAAATCGACCAGAAGTAAGACGCTGCTGCAAGGGTAGCTCTACCGCGCAGGTAACGCCTGCGCACAATAATTTTATAACAAGGAAAAATTAAAATGAAGCTTACTAGATCATTATTAAAGCAAATTATCAAAGAAGAACTACAAAAAACTGTAACCGAAGAAGAGACAGTCGCAGAAACCACAGAAGACGTTACCGAAGAGGTCGTCGAGGAAGAAGAGACTGTCGAAGAAGAGTTCGATGCGGCTGCAAAGATCGCTCAGTTAGAAGAAGAACTTCAAAACCTAAAATCCAACCTTAAATAGGGAGCCTAAAATAGTGTCAAAACAACTTTTACAAGAATATTTTCAATTATGCCCGGACGGCATATGTGATTTAAATGTATTAACCGAAGATGAAAAGCGTAAAGTAGACGATGGCTCGGTCTATCTTGTCGGAGTAATCCAGAAGGCCGGCACCAAGAACGGCAATGGACGAGTGTATCGTAGAGAGACACTTCAAAGAGAGATGAGCAATTACCAGAAGGCCATCACCGAAAGACGCGCCCTGGGAGAACTAGACCACCCCGATGATTCGGTTGTTAATTTGAAAAATTCTTCCCATTTGGTTTCTAAAACTTGGTGGGACGGCGACAGCGTTATGGGTAAAATTGAAGTTTTGGACACTCCGTCTGGAAAAGTTTTAAAAGCTTTGCTGAAGTCAGGAGTAAAGCTCGGAATTTCGTCTAGAGGCTTGGGCTCGGTTTCAGAAGGCGCCGGCGGAACAATAATGGTAGAGGACGATTTTCAACTTATTTGTTTTGATATCGTGTCCGAACCATCCACTCCTGGCGCTTATTTAAACCCGGATGGCCAAAGTAGAAGTAGAATATCTATGTCACTATCGGAAAACAAACAGAACACAACAAGATCACAAAGAATTAATGATGTTCTTGACGACATTTTAGGTGAATAATGAAAAAAAGTGAATTAAAAGAAACTCTCAAGCCGCTAATCAAAGAGTGCATCAAAGAATGTATTTTTGAAGAGGGCGTATTATCCGGAATTATTACAGAAGTTCTAGCAGGTATGCAAACTCAAAGAGTTGTTACCGAAGGTATCACTGTAAAGAAACAAACGGGACTGTCTCCCCAGGAACTCCAAAAGAGAGAAGAAGAGATGGAGAGGCAAAAGCAAGAGAGAATTAAAAGATTAAACGAGTCCGCGAATGTCGGAGGAGTTAACATATTTGAGGGTGTTAGTGCAGATACAATCGCCCCCGAACCAGGCTCCGGCGCCCTTAGCGGAGTAGCCCCCAGCGATTCTGGAGTCGACATCGGCGGAATTTTAGGATTAGCCGCCGGCAAATGGAAAAACTTAATATAGGTATTATATAATGGCACGCGCATACAATGTTGAAGTAAATATAGAAGAAACCCGCGGAGACGTTGGCAAGCTTATTAGAAAATTTACAAAGAAAGTTAAAAAGATGAAGCTCTTAGAGGAGC